CCCTCACCCAAGCCGTAGAGTATCTTGATGTAAGTTTTGGATTGAGCAGAGTCTCTTGCAATGATGGGCTTTCTTTGTTTGCTACTGCCTTTTTTTGAGCCATGGATATTCATAATTTTACCTTAAAAAATCATTGACGATTTAAATTTTTGTATATACAATAATTAAAAACAGATAAGCGACCCCATGCCAATTAGTTATGACGAAAACAAACGCCTTGCCAATATTGAAAAGCACGGCATTGACTTTATCGGTTCACAAGTAATTTTTGATAATCCCATGATAACCCAAGTGGACGGACGTGTATATTATGGCGAAGAGCGATAGCAAAGTTATGGTATTTTGGGCAATCGTGTGGTATTTGTGGTATGGACTGACCGTGAAAAACCCCACATCATTTCTATTCGCCCCACGGACAAACAAGAAACCGCTAAATTCATCAAAGTCATTTACGGATAATGCCATGACAAAATCAAACCTACCAAACCCAAACCTACTTCTTGCCAATGCCCCTGATGCGGTAGCAAAGAGTGATGATGATTTTAATTGGGAGCGTGCTATCGTCAGCCAAAATTATGCTGAGCTAAAAAGCAAAATTGGCAGACCGATCAGCGATAATCCCAAGCAAGCGGTGAGCATTCGCTTTGATAGCGATATTGTGGAGTACTTCAAATCAAAGGGCAAGGGCTGGCAAACTGCCATGAACGATGCCCTGCGTGAATACATCGCCACGCATTAGAGCATGTCTTCTGGCAATTGGCTGGCTGACATGATAAAACCGCCAATCTCTCGCTCACCGTACAAAATTGGCACAGGATTACCTTGGGCGATTGTAGTTACTGCTGTGCCAAAGCCCTTGTTGGCTTTGTTGCCGTCTTGGTTGTTATCTTGGGCGTCCACCTTTGGCATGAGCATTTGGGCGATACCACCTACCACAAGACCAATGCCTGCTCCTATCAATCCTGCACCAACAGCACCAGCACCCCCAAAGGTCATGCCTGTAACCACAACCCCTGCCACGACCATGACCGCTCCGATGATGGTTTCAAACAAACCTGCTTTTTTTGAGCCTTCTACAACTGGCACGACACGGATAATCTTAGCGGTGTGGCTCATGTCAAGCTCATTCTCGCCCACATTGTGCTTATCGTGAAACACAGCAAAACGCAGACCCTGCTTATGAGCGTTCATCATAAACGCTTCAAAGCCTGCCAACTGTACGCATAACGCACGCATGGCTTCTTTGGTACTGCCCACTGACAGACGAAAGGATTTACCGAATTTTTTGGCTAAAATGCCGTGTAAGATGATGGTTTTCATGATTGCTCCGTAAAAAATATACTTTTTTGTTGATAAAATACTTGATATTATAAACATTTTTGTTTATAATAGGCACATCAAATGGCAATTAAGGGTAATCATGAAGCGTAAAGATTTGATTGGTCTGTTAAGTGAAAAAGGGGCAGTCTTTAAAGAGGGTGGCAAACACACCAAAGTGTATTTAAATGGCAAACAAACCACCATACCAAGGCACACCGAAATTAAAGAAAATGTCGCCAAAGCCATCATAAAGCAACTAAACGCCAATTCACAACAGACATCAGACTAGGGGGTAACCCCTAGCATTACCCAAAATTGCTTTAACCACAAATTGCTTTAACCACAAAGGCAGAGAATTTATGTACTATCCTGTTACCCTAACCCCTGATACAGATGGCTATATGGTGTCTTTTCGGGACATTCCAGAAGCCATCAGTCAAGGCGATACCATCGATGAAGCCCTAGATATGGCACAAGATGCCTTAATGGTTGCCATGGAGTTTTATTTTGAAGATAACCGAGCCGTACCAATGCCAAGCCTGCCCCAAGATGGCGAGCATTTGGTTAGCCTGCCACCGTCTGCGTGGGCAAAGGTGTTATTGCTTAACGAAATGATTGCCCAAAATGTCAGCCAAGCAGAACTTGCCAAAAGAATGGGTATTGTGCCACAAAGTCTAACTCGCCTTGTGGATTTGTCGCATGCCACCAAAATTGATACCCTTGCCAACGCTTTTGCCAAATTGGGTAAGCAGTTACAGGTTGGTTTGGTTTGATGCTTGATGCCTAACCACCATCGCCGTCCTATCCGCCCACCCCTTGCCATAAATCTCACGCACGGACTGCCGTCCATAGGGGTGGTGTAGGATTAGGGCATTACCCACACAATCAGGCGTGGTTTCGCTTTTTAACGCTCCATCATCGCCAAGCCAAATCAAGGCATGATTGACATGATGGGTACGCCCAACACGGCACAAGATGACATCGTGCTTTTGTAAGTCGTTTTTGTCTTGCACCTTGATAAAACCTGCTTTGGTGAAGTTATTTTCATAAAGTGGTTCATGGTTCTCATGCTCCCACCAAGCATCGCTACGCTCAAAATCAGGCAGGTTAATATCAAGCTCACGGCTGTAATAATCACGCACCAAGCTATAACAATCCTGCACGCCATGAATGTAATTTCGCCCCAAAAGTGGCGGTCTGTACCCACACGGTTCATATACGCCAAAGGCAGGCTCATCGCCATAATCTTGCTTGGATACCGCCACAATGACCCACGGCACGCCATGAAGCTCAATTTGTAATTTATCCAAATCAGACGGCAACACACCGCCATCAGGGTGGCTATGGACGATGGCTTGTATCTCGCCTATGCTTTCCGCTTTTGCAAAATCTTTGGGGTCTATCTCAAAATGCTCGGTAGGATTTACAGCAACATTATCACAGGGGTAATAATCCTCATCTATGATAAGCCCACAGCACTCGGCAGGGTAGCAGTCAAGGGCGTGGGCGATGATGGCTTGTTTTAGGGGTTTAGTGAGTTTCATTTATGCTGTCCAATAAAAAACCACCTTTTGGGGGCGGTTGGTGGATTATGTTTGGTTATTTGATGTATTTTGCGATAAGCTCTGGCAATTCTCGTGCATATTTTTGAGCCATGACAACATCTGTCCAAGTAATATGCTCATGCAACTTATAATCTGATTGGTGTCGCTTTTTTAAAAAATCTTTAAATTGTAATGCCAGTTTTTTGATGGGCTTGTCTTTGGCTGCCATTTCATCTAATATCATATATAAATTATCATGCGTGCCTGTTTTGTACTGGTTGGTGTTAATACCTGCTTGCTCCATTGCCAATCTTAATTCATGAAAAACCGCGTAATAACTTCGATTAATATACGCTCGCCAAAGTGCTTCTGATGATGTGTTATCAATATCTGCAAATAGCTGATTGACGGTTTCGTGCAAATCGGTCGTTGTTACTGACATTAGGCACGCCCCACACATTCTGATGAAAAGCTAACTAAGATGTCTTTATAATCACGGTAATCCAATTCGCTGTCAATCAACACATCTAAAAATCCGTCTTGTAAAGACACGCAATCATCAACAGATAAATTATTTAGACAAACATTAATCTCTAAATACCCCCCAATTTCTGTATAGCCATAATCAAATGACAAATAATTACCGCCCACATATTTATCCGATAAAAACACATAAATATGATTTAAGATATCAACAACCGTATTTTTAGATATGTTTAATTCATTAATCATATCTATTCTTTTATTAATTTCTTGGATATACATTTGATTTTTGTGCATGATTTGTTGGTTATCCCCTTGATAATATTGCATGGCTTCATGGACTTTATTAATATCCAAATGCAACAGAGCGTGAGACAGTAATAATGACACGCTTTCTAAATCATGGGGATTTTGGTGCAATATCTCTTTGGCAACTTGACTGCTTTCATCAAATCTACCCATGCTGTGTAAAATATTCATCAGATTTGTACTGGCATAAACAGACCCCAAGCGATGAGCATTTTCCATGTTATACAAAGCCTGTTTAAGCTCGCCCATCAAGACATACGCAAATGACTTTAACGAGTAGGCATCTATCGCATTTTTTTTGGTAAGTTGCTCAGCATCTTTTAACCAACGATGAAACTGAAAACTGTCAGGGTTGGTCAATCCTTGATAGTTCTGCAAAAATTCATAGGCTTCATGGGCTTTGCTTTTTGGTTGCATACATATTCTCCACTTGGGGCGTTTTATTGTACCATGTGTTAGCATGACTTAGCAAATCACACCAAACTAGCGGCAGGACAACCGCCAAAGGGCAAGGGCTTGTTTTTACCAAATCGGCACACACACGATTTCATGCGACCGCCACATTTGTCCATGATGGGGTTGTCGGTAGGGTTGTCGTGTTCATCAAACATGGCCGCCCCTGTATAGCCACATTCTTCGCCACGATACTTACCCACAACCGCCCAGTGGCAGTAATTGGTAATCTCACGCACAGGGATTTTTTGACCTTCCAAATCAATAGGGTTGGATAATTCAAAGGTAACTTGCTGGGCATTTTCTGATGTTTTTTGTTCCACAAACCAAATTTGCTCTTTACATTCGTCAGAAGCGGTGGGGTTACCGTTGTCAAAATTGATGGGGTCAAGGTATTTGGCAAGGGTGGTAATGACAGTGAGTTTTGCCCCTGCAAAGTCGTTAAACTGCAAACAGTAGGCAGATACCGCCCCTTGTACCCCTGCAATGTTATTAGCAAGGGTTAGGGTTGGGGTGCTTGCTCTGCCATCTGAACGCATTTCAAGCCCTGTAACAGACAGAGCTTGTGGGGCAAAAGATTGACCACCAAAGATGATGACGCCATCATTACGCTCGTGGTTATGACCGTGAAAGCGTAAAACGCCAGCACCCAGTTTACTTGCATCAAGCTCAAAGAGCGTAATTAGCCCATCTACTGTGGGTTTTTGAAAGTCGCTGTTTAATGGCATATTAGCTCCAAATAAAAAGATAAGGAAATTTACTTTCCTTATCTTTGATTGTGTTATGCTTCATTTGGTGCTTTTGCATCATCTGCCTTGTCTGTGGTTTTAGCTTCACTGGCAAGGGCAGCACGCACCCCATAGCGGTCATTTTTATAAGATAAGCTAAACTCGGTTACCGTTTGGCTGTTGTCATAGCCTTGTAGTTGGCGTAACTGGTTGGATGCCCATGCCAACAGGTCAGCACGAAACACTGTGGTACGATTGCGTTTTAGCAC